AGAGGATTTTGACGATGAAAAAGAATAACGGCAACTCTGGTTTATACGACAGAGTCACTAAGAAGCAAATGGGCGGAACTGCTAAACCAGTAGGTATGAGCGGACCCGGATTTCTTGCGGGTGAGATACCTCCTGACGGGAGTGGGAAGAAAGACTTGAGAAGTATTTTTGATTTCGAGCCTAGTGAAGAAGATTTAAAAAGGAATCGGGCTAAAAAAAATTATTATGAAAGTCTCGCTCGCAATGAAGGGCCAATAATGCGAACCAATGACTTCCAAGATAAAGACATGAACGGCGTTGATGACCGAGACGAGTCTTCTCGCGGCAAAAAACGTCCTTCCGGCACCGTAAAAACTGGACCGGGAAGAGGTCCAAGAGGCCCTTCACGCGATCAGCTTCAAAGAATTCAAGAGATGCTCGCAGGTAAAGCAGATCGTGGTGGCAGAAACCCCGGAACTTTCATGCCAAGACTTCCCGGCGGTGGTAGGTTAAGACCGCCAGAAATGGGGCCAAACCCTGATGCGGAACGAATGGGACCGAGACGGTTTGAAGGAATGGGCGCAAGCATTATTGAGGCGCTTGGCATCAAGAGTGGTAAGATGGGTGATAAGTCCAGAAAAGAACCACCCCGTCCCAGAACTACCGGCGGCAGAAGAGGTCGCGGAAGGAGAGATTAAATGGCTGTTAGCGGAACTAAAAGTTTCGAGCCTGATGTAGCCGAGTATATCGAAGAAGCGTTTGAAAGATGCGGAATCGAGTTGCGTACTGGTTATGATTTGCGAACTGCTACACGCTCGCTCAACCTAATGCTGGCTGAGTGGGCTAACCGTGGTTTAAATCAGTGGACAATCAAGCAAAACGCAATTCCTATGCTGACTGGAACGATCACTTACAATCTTGATCCAACAGACTCAACAGCGGCAATTGACGTGCTTGATGTTTTTGTCCGAGAAGAGTTTCAGGGCACTAATACTGACATTCCGTTAAGCAGGATGAGTCGGGCGGAATACTCGCACCTAGCGACTAAAACAACGACAGGTAAGCCTAACCAGTTCTTCGTTGACAAGCAGTTGTCCCCAACCGTAACGGTTTGGCCACAGCCTGACAAAAACAGCACCTATACACTGTATGTTAACGTCCTGACTCGAATGGATGATGCTGGTGGCGGTGCTAATTCCTTGCAGATGCCTTTTCGGTTTTACCCCTGCCTGACGGCTGGTTTGTCCTATTATCTGGCTCTCAAAAAAGCTCCTGATAAGGTTCAAATGCTCAAGCAGCTTTATGAAGAAGAGTTTACAAGGGCTTTAAGTCAAGACGAGGAGCGAGCAAGTTTTAGGATCGCTCCTGATTTACGCAGCTATAACATCGCATAGTCATGGCTTTTGCATCCAACAAGAAAGCTTGGGGAATCTGTGATATCACAGGTTTTCGCTATCGTCTGCGAGACATGAAGAAAACTTGGGATGGCTACTTGGTTGGTCCTGATCAGTGGTCCCCGAAGCATCCTCAGTTGATGATTAAGCCGACACCTGTTGATCCACAGGCTTTGAAAGACCCTAGACCTGATCAATCAGACGATAATAATTTCTTTACCGTCTACACCAATTCCGGCGATGGTATTCTCGGCACACAATTGCAAACATTTGCAATATCCTGTAATGTTGGAACTGTGGAGGTAACCACATCATGAGTTTTACTTTAGCGACTTTGAAGACCGCCGTTCAGGATTATTTGCAAGTTGATGAAACGACTTTCAACGACAACCTAAACACGTTTATTCAGGAGGCAGAGACTCGCATCTTTAAGCTTGTTCAGCTATCTGAGCAGCGTAAGAATGTGACAGCGACGACTTCGCAGAACAATCGGTTCTTGGCAACGCCATCTGATTTTTACTCACCGTTTTCGCTGGCGGTCATTGATAACGGGACGTACTACTATTTGCTGTTAAAGCACCCGTCGTTCTTGAAGGAGTATGACCCCTCAGTCTCTAGCAGAGGTCGCCCAAAGTATTACAGTAATTTTGACGATGCAGCATTTGAGCTGTCGCCGGTTCCTGATGCAGATTACAGCGTAGAGCTGCATTACCTGTATCAGCCTGCCTCACTCACTTCTGGCGCAGACAGCGGAACCACATTGCTCAGCACTGATTACCCAGATGCTTTGCTGTATGGCACGTTGGCCGAAGCTGCCATCTTCTTAAAAGAAACTCCCGATGTGATTGCCAACATGGAACAGCGTTTCATGGCAGCAATTGGAAGGATGAAAAACCTGTCCGAAGGTCGTGACACGCGAGATGAATATCGTTATGACCTATTACGGACAGGGGTGAGTTGATGGAGAAGATTGAAAGTTTAAAAGGAAAAAAAGTTGCATTGATTGGTTTGGGCGCAAGCCAAATTGATTATGTAATTGGCATGGAAAACAGCAAGCAGTGGGACGAGGTGTGGGTAATCAACAGCGCCTTGTCGGTTTTTGCTTGTGATCGAGTTTTCATGATGGATCCGGTGAGTCGCTACTTAGATACCGAAGATGCTGGAAACCAGACGGACGTTATGCGCCGTTTGTTACCCACCTTTGACAAACCCATTTATTCCTGTGGGCTTGATGATCGAGTTCCGGCGGTGGTTGAGTTTCCTTTAGCCGAAGTCATGACAGACGCCAAGTGCGCTTACTTCAACACAACTGTTGCGTATGCAATGGGTTTTGCGTATTGGAATCGGGTCGGTCATATAGATCTATTTGGCTTGGATTTTAGCTACGCGCATAACATTCACTTCGCTGAAGCTGGCAGAGCTTGCGTTGAATTTTGGATTAGCAAATGTCTTGAGAACGGCATAGGTATTGGTGCTTCTCCAAGGTCATCATTGCTCGATAGTAATGTGGGCGTGACTGAGCGGTTGTATGGTTATCATCGACTTGATGACCCTTTGGTTGCAATGCCTCAAGATGGCGAATGGCATGTGTTTCCACGCTCTATGATGAGCGAGATGGTCAAGAAGCATAATCTTGAAACCATTGAACTACCCAAAGCGCCGGAGCCATACAAAGGATGATGAAGGACGATATTGGTTTACAGCTTGGGAACGTCATGGTTGCTACTACTCAGAACAAGGGACATGATCCTGAGTTCTGGGCAGAGCAAGTGACCAATAAAATTTTGGGCATAAGCGAAACGGCAGCACCTCATATTCGGCAGCAAGCCGAGGCTTTCAGAAGTCACGTTTATCAAGTAATATTGCAGGGGATGAAGAACTCAATCCGATCAGACCGCGTGACTATTACAAACAAGCTTCGCCAGCAAGGTCACGAGGCAATGGCGAACATTATTAAGGAGCTGTGACATGGCTATCACATCTGCAATTTGTACAAGTTTTAAGCAACAGTTGCTTGTTGGGACTCATAATTTTACGAACGGCGCTAATTCATTTAAGTTGGCACTTTATACCTCTAGCGCGACTCTTGGGGCAGGAACTACGGTTTACGTCACCACGGGTGAGGCTTCTGGCACAAATTACACTGCTGGCGGATCTGCGTTAACTAACGTAACACCTTTTGCGACAGGCACTACTGGCGTGTGTGATTTTAGCGACCTGACATTCTCGACAGCAACCATTACGGCTCGTGGCTGTTTGATATACAACGACACGGAAGGCGATAAAGCTGTTGCACCCATTGATTTCGGCGGCGATAAAACCAGTACCGCAGGTGATTTTACGGTGGTTTTCCCGGCACCAACTGCGACTGGCGCTATTATCAGATTGGCGTAATGGCGAATGCCTTTACAAGAAATAGATTTTCAGCCCGGAATCAACAAGGAGGCTACCGACTACAGCGCTAAAGGCGGCTGGGTCGATGGCAACCTAATACGATTCCGCAAAGGTAGGGTCGAGAAAATTGGCGGCTGGGCGCAGCTTGGCGGTCAATACTTTCTCGGAATCTGTCGCGCACTTCATTCTTGGATTTCTCTTGGCGGAACCAAATTCTTAGGAATTGGCACCACTTGGAAATATTACATCGAGGAGGGCGACTCCTACAACGACGTTACCCCTATTAGATCGACGACTTCCGCAGGCGACGTTACATTTGCAGCGACCGACGGCTCATCAATAATAACGATTTCAGACACAGGGCATGGCGCTGTAACAAACGACTTTGTCACATTTAGCGGCGCGACGACTTTAGGCGGTGTTATTACCGATATCGTCTTGAACCAAGAATATCAAATACTACTTGTCACAACCGCAGACGCTTACCAGATAGTCGCAAAAGACACTAGCGGCGACACGGTTGTTGCAAACTCTTCGGATACTGGAAACGGCGGTTCGAGCACCGTTGGCACTTATCAAATTAATGTTGGCCTCGACACTTACGTTAACAGCAGCGGCTGGGGTGTTGGAACATGGGGTGCTGGCGGATGGGGTTCTGCTTCAACAATCTCGGCGGTTAACCAGTTAAGGATTTGGACGCACGATAATTTTGGCGAGAACCTGATCATTAACCCTCGCGGCGCTGGTATTTACGAATGGATTGAAAATTCAGGCGTATCCGTTAGAGCTGTGAGCTTGGCAGGTCGATCAGGCGCTAGGCAGGTTCCGACTGTTGGGCTGCAGGTAATTACGTCGGAGACAGACCGCCATCTCGTGGTTTTGGGCGCTGATCCTGTCTCTGGCGGAGCAAGAACGGGCGCGATTGACCCTATGCTTGTTGCATTCTCGTCAGCCGAGGATGAGCTTGATTTTGAACCAACTACAACAAACAGCGCGGGTGACGTTCGGTTATCTTCAGGTTCTTTTATTGTGGGCGGCTTAAAGTCTCGGCAAGAAATACTGGTATGGACCGACACGTCACTTTATTCGATGACTTTTATTGGCCCACCCCTTACCTTTGCCGTTAACTTGGTGAACGAAGGCGCTGGCTTACTGTCACCAAATGCTGCGGCAAACTCTCCAAGCGGCGTGTTTTTTGCTTCTAAGACAGGATTCAACTTTTACAACGGCTCTGTGCAACGACTGCCTTGCACAGTTCAAGAATACGTCTTCAACGATATCGACCTGAACCAAGCGTTCAAATCCTTTATGAGCATTAATTCTC